AGTCTTATATACAGGCATCAATCAATATTCATGGTGAGTTTGCAAATACAGGAGTTGGAAATGGCACTCGGTGATTACATTCTTTGTTGCAAGTGTGAAGTGAAACTTATCTATGACGGCGACAGAGGCCAGCGTGAATGGTGGGAGGAGCGTTTTGGTAAAAATCCAGAGATTGAATGCCCTGATTGCAAACCACAGCGCACATGGGTTGGGCTGACGGATGAGGAAATTGGCGACATTGCAAAAAACTATGCGTTAAGTAATCCAACAACGCCATTGCACTTTACCCGAGCAATTGAAGCCAAACTCAAGGAGAAGAACACATGACACCGCTTGTGCAAAAAGCTGTCAGATTTGCGCCAGAACCCGAAACTGCACTTTGGTTTGATGTTGGTCAAATGCAAAGCACTCTTGAAATGAAAGTGCCAGCAGATTTCTTGATGCACCTTCCATCCAAAAGAACGGGGATTGTTGGCCTTGATACAGCGGGGAAAGACTTTGCCCTATGGTTGCTCAAGGGCGAAGGTTCTGTGACCGTTGGAGGCTGTTCAATGTGGCATGGCAAATACTTCCCGCCATACGCTTACATGGCAACTGATGACGGGTTTAAGATTTACCAAAAAAACAAAGAAATAACGATTGATGATGTAAAGCCTGTACATCGTATGGTGCTTGCTGTGTTGGTCAAGATAAATGCACAAACGCAAGGGTACAGGGCAACACCAAAGCGCACATTTCTAAATCAAAAGCGGCAGGCAAAAGGCAAGTCAGCATTGACATTTGATTGGCACACGATTGAGATTGAGCCGCCAAAAGCAAAGAACGACCCCCAAGGTGGCACACACGCAAGCCCAAGAAGGCATCAAGTCAGAGGTCATTGGCGCACCTACAAGTCGGGCGCAAAGGGGTGGGTCAGAGAGTGCTGGAAAGGCGATGCAAGCAAAGGAAATGTTTTTAAAGATTATCAATTGAAGGAGAACACATGAGTCAACCTTGGTTATACAGATTTGGAATGTGGCTTTGCGAAAAGACAGGCCATCTTGGGGCGCGTAGTGGTTGGATTTATGACGGCTACTTTCATAGAGATTGCAAGATTTGTGGACGCATTGTGAGTGAACCAATTAAAAAGGATAAAAATGAATAAAGGATATTACTGTTTAATTTGCAAAAAACTACTTCTTGCAGATGAGTTTGGGGTAATTGTTCACGATGACATACCGCACCCACCAGATATGTCGTTTGATGAAGATAAAAAACCGCAATAACAAAAGGAGAACACATGAAAGCACGACAAGTTTTCCACGCACTGATGCGCTCCAAGGGGTTCACAGACGACGACTTCAAAATGGAGAAGGGCAGGTACGTCAACCCCAACATGCAAACCCGGTGGAACTATTTCTTGGCTGGCTGGGAAATGCGAGGTGCCGCATGAGAATACTTGGCATCGATCCCGGTTTAACCGGGGCATTGGTAATGCTGGAAGACGACCAGCCCATCGAATGGATGGAAATGCCCACCTACGCCGTGGGCTCCCACAACCGGGTCAACTGTGCCGCTCTGGCCAGTTGGATCAAGCAGTGCGGTTTAACCGAGGCATTCATGGAATTGACCGGCGCAAGACCTGGGCAGGGGGTGACCAGCATGTACACCTTTGGCCATGCCTGCGGGAGCGTTTCAGGCGTCCTGGGAGCCCTTGAAATACCCGTGACCATGGTGACCCCTCAGTCATGGAAAAAAAGGGCTGGATTGACCCTCAAGGACAAGGACGAAGCTCGATCCAAAGCCATTCAGATCTGGCCGCACTGGCGCGACCTGGACAAAAAAGGCAAGGGCCAAGCACTGGCCGATGCCGCACTCATTGCAAAATATGGAAAGACAGACAAATGAACCAGAAGGACATCAACGCCGCGGTGGACTACCTGTACACCCACGGGCAGAAATACGCCGAGGCAAAGGCCGAGCGGGTACACATTGAGGAGTTCCGCAAAAGCAAAAAGGCTTTGCTCATGCGCACGGCCATGATGGCTGGCACCAAGACAGCGGCGGCGGCTGAGGTAGAGGCGTATGCTGACCCTGAGTACATCGAGCTTCTGAAGGGCCTTAAAGCCGCTGTAGAGCGCGAAGAAGGGTATCGGTGGGGGTTGATCTCAGCCCAGGCCAGGATCGACTGCTGGCGCTCCACAGAGGCATCCAACCGGGTGATGGACAAGGCGGTGGCATGAACAACAAGCTCACCGCGGATGAGCGCGAATACATCGGACGGGTCAAGGAATTGCCCTGTTCGGTGTGTGATGCCCCCGGCCCCTCTGACGCACACCACATCAAACAGTCCTGCCAGTACACATGCGTGGCCCTGTGCAAGTCATGTCACCAGGGAAGCATGATGGGCTGGCACGGCCAAAAAAGGGCCTGGGCCATCGCAAAGATGGATGAGCATGACGCCCTCAATGTGACCATAAAACGCTTAAACGAGAAACCCAAGTATTAACTTCGCTGAAATCATATTAGGGTAAGTCCCTAGTAAATAATTGGATCAGCCCGGTTTTTCCTCAAACTTCGTGTTACAGTTCATTCACTGCAAACGAAGCAGGTTTAACTAAGGAGTTCCAAATGACTGAAGTTCAAGCAACCATCCAAGCCCTCGCAACTGTCGAGTCCCTGACCAACAACATCGACACCCTCGCGGTGCTCGACCGTCAGATCAAAAATCTGACCGCTCAAACCAAGGTTCTCAAGGACGGCATCGCCAACACCTTGGGCGAAGGCAAGCACCGTGGTGAGAAATACGGTGTGCGTGTGACCATCGAAAACCGCATTGGTTCTTTGGACGCAGATGCAATCATTGCCGCATTGCGCTCAACAGAGCAATTCAAAGACCTCACAGACGAGGACTTCAATAAGAAGTTCCGTGGCGAGTCCAGCGCCGTGATCAAAGTCACCACCACCGCTTAATCAACCGGGGCTTCGGCCCCTCATCAGGAGAACACTATGGAAGACACTAAATCAGATTACGCACGAGGCTTGGATGCAGGTTTGAAGTTGGCACTTGATGTCATCAACAGTACTGCTGGCGCACAGTTTAAAGATGTGGCAGAAGTTGGCATGTACTTGTGGTGGCCTGAGCGTTACGCCCATTTCAAAAAGCCAGCCAAAGAAAAGGAGCCAGCATGAAACGGCCATTCATCAAAGCATTTAATGCCCTCAAAAAAGCGGGGGTGCCCGTGTACGAGCACGTTGAAGACAACGGCAACTTCAGCATCAGTTCTGAGGAAGACGAAAGCTTCAAGTGGGTTGATTACTACGCTGAGTTCCCCTTGTGGCGTGGTGAGAGCATGAACCCGGTGTTGCACAACATGCTGTCCCAGCACAACTTGTATGCCGAGTGGGTCAACCCAGGCCGCTTGTCCGTCTATCAAATTTAACCAGGAGAAAACCATGAAAGAGCACGCAGAAGAAACCTTTATGCAATCCGTATACATCTTGGGCGAGGTCATGTACGTCCCCAACTACCGCAACCCGCACGTTTACGTGGGGCCAGGGTATCCGGTGTTTAACAAGAACCGGTATTCAGAGGAACAATTGGTTTACGCCGGTGCCAAGCGCAGTGGCTTTCCATTGTGGCGTCGAGCAAACCTTGGCGTGATCACTGACAAAAACCCTTGAGGAGTCCACCATGAACCAAATGCCCCCACATTCAAAGATCAGCTACCCCAGCGTGCCCAATAAGGACTTCAAGTGGTCGTCTGGGTCGGATGTGCAAGCCATCTGGCGCAAACATGGGTGGACGCCGCCCAGTGAAAAGATGGAGCCACCACCGCCCGAGCGGCATGTTGAGCCAACCCCATTAAGGAGATACAAATGACCAAAAAACCAGAAGTCAGCCAACTGGCCCGACAGATCCTGAGCGGTGGTGGCCACGTCACCCTCTACACCCAGCAGGAGTTCGATGAGGCTTTGGCCATCGGCAAGGCTGAGATCATGACGGTGGCCATCGAAACGTCCAAGAGGGCCGTGTTCATCGAGCGCCAAGCCTGTGCAGACGTGGTGAACAATCTCGCGGACATGGAAGACGAGGGAGCCGTGGCCGCGGCCCTCAGGGACGCCGCAGAGGCCATCCTGAACCGCATATCGATGCAAAGGATGTGACCATGCCACCCTTCACCCACAATCGATTCCAGAGGCTCCAGCGGGTTGTGTTCCTGCTGGCAGTCATCGTGGTGGCCCTGGACGTGCTGATCTGGAGGCCGTGATGCATAAATACAACATTAGGGAAAGCACCTATCAAAATAGTTTGGGAAGCTCTAACTCCGTGTTACAGTTCAATCACTGCAACAAGCAGGTTTAACCGGAGATTCCAAATGAAAGCAACCTACAACGCATATGTGGCCTCAGATCTTTACACCGCAGGTTATGCCTGTGACGGCCACCCATTCATCGCTGAATGCTATTACGTTTTGATGGAGAACGAAGCTGGTCGTCGTTTCCGCCACAACGCTACTTTTAGAGGTGTTATGAGCTTGATTTGCGAAGAAACCGGTGAAGTGAACTTTTCTGATTTGCGCGAAGAGGCATCTGGCAAAGCAGATCGTTTGGCCGCTCGTGTCAACGCCGCCCTTCAAGCCGGTCGGGCCATAGATTCTTCTTACTGGTATGAGGTCGATCCTGCTTATGGTTCTGATGATTATGTCAGCCAAGGCACCGAAGCCCAGCGTTTTTTTGCTGAACAGCAAGCAGGTTAAATCAACGGGGCTTCGGCCCCTCACTTTGGAGATCATCATGCAAGACTACACCCTCACCGTCATCAGCAAAACCGGCCACACCCACGACTTCGTGGTGTACGCCGCTACCCTGGATGCCGCCATCGACAAGATGCTGGACAAGATCAGCTATGACGTGCGCGAGATCCACACCGATGAAGAGATCATCATTCTTTGAGGAGACAACCATGGTCACACAAGAACAATTCCAACACCGTGTGCCAACCGACCTGGGCTTCGGCCCTGTGACGGTGGCATACGATCGCATCGAGCCCGACCCTGAGCATGGCCAGGGCGAGTACTACGATGTGTACATCTTTAACGGCAAGGACAACCTGACCTATGAGGTGAGCCCCGGTCAGTTCAAACGTGCCGAAGAAGTCGCCCGAACCCATCACCAACACTAGGATCATCATGGCAACAAAAAAGGCCCCGGCCAAAAAAACTCCGGCAAAGAAAACCCTGGTTAAACCAGGGGTGGCCAAACCCAAAACCCTGGTTAAACCAGAAATGAAGGTCATGGCACGCCCAATCAAGGTCACCATGCCCACACAGAAGTTCAGCATGCCGGTGGAGGTCAGCAACTGGATTGACCAAGCCATGAGCCGCATGAGCCACATGCAGTCGGAGATCGAGCGCCTGAAGAAGGAAAACGCAGAACTCAAGGTGTACAGGAAGTTCGCCGAGCACCGCATCCTGAGGAGCGAAGCAGAATGACAAACGAAGGGGACATGAAATGAGCAAATGGGAAACCCATAAGGGTAAAGCTAGTGGTGGTCAGTTCAACATGCTTGCGCAGGGCAACACTGTTTTGAACACAATCAACCAACAAAAAACCTGGATGCACACCCGTGGAAAAATGTGCTGGACTTGCCAAAAGCAATCCGTTCCTGAAAAAGGGTGCATCATGAACATGAAGACTGGGCTCCTGAAGTATGTTTGCAAACCATGCGTGGATGCACGCCAAGCAAAGCAGGCAACAACTGAACCGATGTAAACTTCCACCCTATGCGCTGAAATGACTGCGCGACAAAGGACTGGAATATGACCTACAGAACTAAGTTAGTTGATGCTCACAAAGAATCTAAAATAGATTTATTTGGAGGAGCATGACATGGCAATAGGTGTAAAGACAGGCGGCAGGGCACCAGGAACGCCCAACAAGGCCACAACAGACGCCAGACAGGCCATAGCCTCATTTGTTGATGGAAACGCTCACAGGCTCACTGAGTGGCTCGACAAGGTTGCCGATGGGGTGAAGGTCATTGAGGTGGATGCCAACAGTGGGGAGCCAATCGAGCGGTATGTGGTGCCCCCTAACCCGGCAAAGGCATTTGATCTGTTCCAAAGCGTGGTGGAGTACCACATCCCCAAGCTGGCCAGGATGGAAGTGGCTGGGGACGACAACAAGCCCATCGTGATTGAGCACAACGTCAATGTGTTCGGTGAACTGCTCAAGAACATGAAGATGACCCGGCAGGTGGAATGAGCGCAGTAGCTGAACTTCTGGAAGACCCGGCGCTGGTCGAGGAGTTCGCAAAGCTCCATCCGGTACAGCAGGCGGTGGTCAACTGGCGCATGGAGTGGTACCAAAAGGCCCACAAGCATCAGATTGAGCCCCCAGGGGAGTGGTGGAACATCTGGCTCATGCTGGCTGGCCGTGGAGCCGGTAAGACCCGAGCCGCGGCTGAAACCCTGGCCGAGTGGGCCTGGGAGCAACCCGGCACCCGGTGGCTGGTGTCCGCCCCCACCAGCGGTGACTTGAAGGGCACATGCTTTGAAGGCGACTCTGGCCTGCTCTCAGTTATACCAAAAGTTCTAATTGCTGACTACAACAAAAGTTTACATGAGCTGAAGCTTATCAATGGTAGCTTTATCAAGGGCATACCGGCGTCGGAGCCCGAGCGTTTCAGGGGGCCGCAGTTCCATGGTGGCTGGCTGGATGAGTTGGCCGCATGGGAGTACCTTCAGGAATCCTGGGACATGATCCAGTTCGGCATCCGGCTTGGCCAGCGCACCAAGCTGATTTGCTCGACCACACCCAAGCCCAAAGAGGTGGTGATGGACTTGATCAGCCGGGAGGGTGATGACGTGGTGGTGACCCGCGCCAGCACCTACAGCAACATCAAGAACCTTGCGCCGTCCTTCCAAAAGCAGATCCTCCAATACGAGGGCACCAACCTGGGCCGTCAGGAGATCCACGCCGAGATCATCGATCCCGAGGAGGGTGGCATCGTGCGCCGTGACTGGTTCCGCCTGTGGCCCAACGGCAAGCCCTTCCCCCCGCTGGAGTTCATCATCCAGTCATATGACTGCGCCACGAGCGACAAGACCCACAACGACCCCACCGGCTCAATCACCCTGGGCGTGTTCAAGCCCAGGGACGGCGGCATGAGCGTCATGGTGCTTGACTGCTGGCAGGAGCACCTTCAGTACCCCGACCTTCGCCCCAAGGTCATTGAAGAGTTTGAAACGGTCTATGGTGAGGGCCGTGAGCGCAAGCTGGTGGACTTGATCCTGGTGGAGGACAAGAGCGCCGGTATCAGCCTGATCCAAGACTTACAGCGTGCCCACCTGCCCGTCCACGCCTACAACCCCGGCAAGGCCGACAAGATCCAACGGTTGAGCATTGTGTCCAACATCATCAAAGCAGGCCGCGTGTGGGTGCCTGAGTCGTCCGTGCGCAAGGGTTACGTCAAGGACTGGGCCGAGGGCATGGTCAGCCAGATATGCTCCTTCCCTGAAACGGTGCATGATGAGTTCGTGGACTGCATCAGCCAGGGCCTGCGGTACCTGCGTGATGGTGGCTGGATCAGCATCGACGCACCCCCTCGAGATCCATTCGATGGCGACGACATCCTCGATGCCGAGGAGTACAACCGTCGCCAACGTGTGAACCCCTATGCCGTGTAAATACAGTCGCGGTTAAACCGCAAAAGGAGCATCATGGAAGAAGTCAAAGACTATGAGAAGGTCATCCACCGTGAGGGCGTGGTGACCACGATGTGCGCCAACCGGTTCGAGGTGCTGTGTCAGCCCAACGCTGAGATCAGTGAGCAACAGGTGTGGCAGATGTTCAAAGAGTGGGTTGTATGGCGGCGCAAGAATGAGCCGGTGTGAGCGCCTTGGGGTGTGTCAGGTCAAGCCACGGTGCAAAGGGTGCCCTGGTAGACCTGCGCCCCAACAGAAGGCATAATTCCGCAAACCACCAAGAGGACGAGCGGTGCCACTAACCCCACAGCAACTGGCTGATTTTCAGCGCCTGAGGCAATCCTATGCGCCCGTGGTGGAGGCCCAGCGCAGGAAGCAACAGGCTCAGGGCAACCTGGAAAAGATGCATGGTCTGCCCCCGGTGAAGCCACAGCCCAAAGCCGGTGGTGGATCAACCAACCTTGATCAGTTCCTCGAGGGCAGTCACACCCCAATGCGCCTGTACCACAGCACCACGCAGAGCGAAGGCGGCAAGGGCCAGGAAGCCCTCAGCAAGCTCAAGATGAGCAAGGAGGGGTCACTGGGTGCCGGTGTGTACATGACGCCCTCTGCGGCCCATTCCAGCGGCTACAGCGGATCACCCAACCAAGAGGCGCTTGACTTGCTCAAGAGCCACCCATCATCTGAGCCAATCGCTCGAGAGTTCGAGAACATCCGTCGCACCGGCAACCTCAAGCCCGGTCAGATCGGTGGGTACATGATGCCCCTAAAAGCCAAGGTGAAGAACCCGCTCAAAATCACCGGCGAGATCTCCAAAGACCCAATGGTCGAGGCTTTGATCAGGCTGGGCGTTGACCGCATGAAGGCCGAGAAGATGGTCGAAAAGGCATATGAAAAGAAGGGCTACATCGGCAAAGAGGTGATGACCCGAGCCATGGCAAAGGGCCATGACGCCTTGATGCAGTACCGCAATGGCGACCTGAGCGAAGTGGTTCATTACGACCCCAAGATGATCAAGTCGGCTATCGGCAACCGTGGCACCTACGACACCACTAAAGACGACCTCAACATGGCCAAGGGTGGCTCTGTGGAGCCCAAGAAGACCGTCAAGGCCTACAAGTTGTTCCGCGTCCACCCCGACCATCCAGGCAAGCTGTTTCCCCTGTTTGTGGACGCCAACACCCCGGTGGAGATGAACAAATGGACGGACGCCAAAGAGGGTGAGATGGCCAACGGAAAGGTCAAATCAAAGATCGGTGCCTTGGCTTACCGTCCCGGCTGGCATGCCGGTGACCTGCCCATCGCCACACACATCGGTGAGAAGTCTGACCCCAAGCTGACAGCGCCCGACCGCCGACCGGCCAACCATGCATGGGCTGAGGTGGAGATGCCAGACGATGTGGATTGGCAATCAGAGGCCACCAGACGTGGCACCAACGCTCAGGGCAAGGTGATCCCCGTCAAGTCGCACATCACCGACCAGATCCCCAAGGGTGGGCACTATAGATACAAGACCAACCCCAACATGACGGGCAACTGGCTGATTGGTGGATCGATGAAGGTCAATAAGGTGCTGACTGATGCCGAGGTGAAGTCAATCAACAAGGCCGCTGGCATGTCCGATCTGCCCCGCGCTCAACCGTTCAAGAAGAAGACATTTGGCTTTGCCGGTGGTGGCTGTGTTGGCCCCCAAGAGTGGATGGCCGAAGAGCATGTGAACCACAAAGCCCGTGGCGGTCGAGTGACCCACGCCCACCACCTTGAGATTGAGGAGCGCCCACTGTGAGAGAACTGGTCGGCCAAGGCAAGCCCTTCTATTCATCCCTGGACAAGGCCGCAGGGCTATTGCGCCGCAAGGTCGGCACTGGATCTGAGTTCCTCAAGGAACTGATGTCCATCCCTGGGGTTAAGCAAGCAGAGATCGCCGAGCGTGGCCTGGGTGAGTTGCTCAACGCCCCCAAGATGACCCATGAGCAGTTCATGGCGGCATTGGGCTCCAAGCCTGCGCCAGCCATTGGTGAAAAGGTGTTAGGCGAAAAGCCAGCCCTGCCAAGCAAAGAAATACTTCGCAGAAATGCAAATGATCTGATCAGGGTACGCGCCAGAGAATATGCCAGCGAAGGGGCTGACACATCGGAGGAATACCGCAGACTTGCGGCAGAAGAAATGCAAAGGTTGCGCACCAACCACATGGATCAGGCTTTGCGCCTTGCGGAAGAACGTGCAACCGAAAACCCAAGCTCAACATATCACGGTGGATACACCCTACCCGGTGGCGACAATTATCGCGAGATGCTGATCAAGGCTCCAAAACAACCAGATTACATGAAGCAGATTGAGACTGCTCATAATGAACTTCGCAACATGCCCTACCATGGCAGAACACCAGAACAAGAAAAGCGTGTTGGCCAACTTGCAAGGTTAATACGCGAAATTGAAGCAAAAACAAAAGAACTGCCAGAACAATTTCAAGGCGTTGGAGCCCACTTTGGTGGCGAACCCGGCATCCTGGCCAGCCTGCGCCTCAAAGACCGCACCGCACCTGGAGACATGGGATACACCCTGGTCAACAAAAAGTCTGGCAACAAATCCCAGCACTACAACACCATTGAAGAGGCCCAAGCCGCATTGCAGGGTATGCCTGAATCAATGCGCCCATCACTGGACATCAAGCCCAGTCGTGGCCCTGAAAAGAAGCTATTGCACCTTGAGGAGTTGCAGTCCGACTGGCACCAGCAGGGGCGTGAAAAAGGGTACCGTGGTGACCACAAAAGCATAGATTGGAACGATCCTGAATATGTTGCCGCAAGAAAACGGGCCATGGAATTGGGCAACGAGTTCAACAGAAATTCAGGCAGGCCAGATCTTCAGGCTGAGATTGAGCCATTGTTAGAAGAAGCCAACAGAGTAGAGCGCTCATTTGCTGATATTAATAATAAGTTTGGCAATGCCGTCCCCAACGCCCCATTCAAAAAGAACTGGGAAGAGATGGCATTGAAACGCTTGATCCATCATGCGGCTGAGAAGGGCTACCATGGTGTGGTGGTAACACCGGGTGCGGAGCAGGCCGACCGGTACAGCTTGGCACAGCACATTGATTCAATCATGCTGGTGCCCAACCCACATCCAAACAAAGAAACGCACCCGTATTACTTCAAGGCTTTTGACAAAAATGGCCATCGAGTTGCTGACGACACTGTCGATGAAGATAAGTTGCAAGAGTACATTGGTAAAGACCCCGCCAAACAATTGCTTTCAACTGAACCAAACCCAATGGGCGAAAGAATGGTCAGTGGTGCAAACATTGTGACTGGCGGTGAAGGAATGAAAGGCTTCTACGACAAGAAGGTGCCCAACATCCTCAACAGCATCGGCAAGAAATACGGTGTAAAGACCGAATTGAATGGGCATGCAGAAAAATTAGACAACGGTTCACTGCGACATAATTCTGAGGGCAAGCAAATAGAGTTTCCGCCAGAATACCGCAACTTGCATTACTTCCCCATCACCGAAGAAATGCGCCAAGATGTCAAGAAGAACGGCATCCCACTTTATGAATCCGGTGGCTCAGTGTCCACCCAATAAGGAGTAATCGTGCAACCAACCCTTGCCCAAATGCGCTTGGCATTGAACCAGCGGCCCAACACCTACGACATTCAGCAGATCGGCGTGAATGAAGCTCCCAATGTAGATCCCAAGCCCTACCTGCCGCCCTCAAACGACTGGGAAGACAATGACGGCGTGCCCCCTGGTGGATTGGCCACACAGTCTGGCTTGCCCGTTGGTGGTGTGGACATGAGCACCGACCAGCCCGGTCACCAGATGATGACCGCACAGTCACAGCAACCGATGGGTGGCCAACCCGGTCAGCCTCAGCCCCAAGCCACCGCACCCCAGTTGCAAGGCCAGTCAAACCCCCTTGGACAGCCTCCAAGCAACATCTTGCAGATGACCCCACAGGGTCAGGCAATGAGCGCCATGAAGCCCCCTGGGCCCCCGGGGATGGCCAAGGGTGGGTCGGCCAAGTCGGTCGATGCAATGAAGTCTGAGTTGGCCAACAAGGGCGACACCAGCAAGCGCGTGACCGTCAAGGCTGAAGGCCCAGGAGGGGTCAAGGGCATCGTGGTTCCCCGGCACATGCTGGAGGGCAACCCCAAGGCCAGCGCTGAGGGCATCAAGAACATGGCTGAGGCCCGCTCCAACGTCTATGGCTCCGAGCACCGCGCACCATTGACCCTTGGCCAGATCAGCAAGACCCACAAAAACGCATTGGAAGATCACTTCAAGCGTCCACTGGAAGAACAGCACGCCGAGGAGGAGGCCGCACTCAATCGCTTGCGTCAAGCCAAATTCATTAAGGGCAACCGCGACACGCTGGATGAGTCTGAAAAGCTCGATACAGTCAACCACGAATACGACAAAGAGGGCCGATCACACGTTGGCTACGCCTCCAAGGGCATCGCTGGCCACGCCCTGTACCCATCGGGCCATGGCAAGGACACCAAGTACCATGTGCTCAACACCTGCCCTGGCCAGACCGCTGGCTGTGGCGGTGGATCTGATGAGCACGGTATCGTGGACACCAGCAAAGGCACCTGCTTTGCACCCAATGCCGAGTCACAGTATGCGGCGGCGGCAAGCCGTCGATTGGGACACGCCATCGCCAAGCACGACCCGGCAATGACCAAGGACTGGATCTTGGCCCACACCGGTTCAATGCGCAGTGCGGCAGAAAAAGCTGACAAGAAAAACAAGCGCATGTTGTTCCGCCCCAACGTGGTGGATGAAACCGACACCACATCCCGTCATGTGATCCGTCACCTAAATGAGCAACGCAAGGCCAATGGCAAGCCGCCCATCATTGCCAACTCATACGGCAAAACCAATGAGTTGCATGACCCTGAAAACGGATACCACGTCACCCACCCCAACACTGGCCCCAAGGTTAAGCACGGCAAAGAGATTGCTGAAAACGTGGCCCGTGACAAGGGTCGGATAAGCAACACCGAGTTGGCAGAAAACAACAAGGGTGACTTTGTCAATGAGCAGGGCAACAAAACCCCGAC